GCAGAAAGCGTAAAATTCGCCCTGTTATTTGAATTTGACGGGGACATTAATGCAATCCGGCACGTCCTTTATAATTGTAGTGCTTCACGACCATCCATTGAATCTGAAACAAAAGAAGATACCATTGAACCGGGAACGGAAACCTTGTCTATTACGGCAGATCCACGGTCTGATGGATTGGTGAAAGCACGAACAGGAGATACTACGGATGAGACAACCTATAAAGAATGGTATAAAACTGTGTACACACCAACTGAAGAAGGAGGTGCAAAGGCATGATCAAAAGAGAAATAGAAATCTGCGGAAAAAAGATTCCTTTTCGTTCTTCAGCAACAATTCCCCGATTATACAGGGCAAAATTCAAAAGGGATATTTTTAAAGATTTAAGTAAACTGGAAAACTCATATGTTGGAACACAAAAAGATGGAGCGGAATTTCAGATTGATGATCTAGAAATTTTTGAAAATGTGGCGTATATCATGGCATATCACGCAGACAACAGTATACCTTCTACAATAGAAGAATGGCTCGATCAGTTTGATATGTTCTCTATTTATGAGGTGTTACCGCAAATTTTGGAATTATGGGGAGACAATGTGGCTACGGATATCAAAGCAAAAAAAGGTTTGGCAGAAGTGAGCGGGAGATGACAACGCCTCTGTTCCTTCTGCGGTGTACGGAAATAGGAATTTCAATCGCAGATTTGGATTTTTTGACGATTGGTCTTGTGATTGATATGTGGACAGAAAGAGCCAATGATAGTGTGAAATATAAGCGCCTAGCCAGTCAAGAAGACTTTGATAAATTTTAGTTATGGATTGAAGGAAGAGTCTTTTCTTGATATAATTTCTTTAATACAGAAAAGGCTGTTTTTAAACAAATAAGAATTTCGGAGGATAATAGGATGTTAGAATTTAGATATGATACGCAACTTTTAATTGAAGGTGAAAATCTTGATGAAGATAAAATAAGTGAATATTTTACAAATAATTTTAAAGGAGATTGCTTATTGGCGGTTGGAGATGAAGAACTGATTAAAATTCATTTTCATACAAATGAGCCATGGAAAGTATTAGAGTATTGTTCACAGCTTGGGGAAATTTATGATATTGTTATTGAAGATATGGATAGACAAGCGAGAGGTTTAAAGGGATAAGCTTCAGTTTGTGTAAGACAAATCATACATGAGAAGAAGGCGAAGAATATGTTATTACGAGAAGAAGTTTTAGAATATGGATTAACATTTTCGGACGTATATGTAGATACTCCATTTCATGATCCAAACTGGATATTGCTAAGATATGAAAAAAATAAAAGAGCGTTTGCATGGACTTATGAAAGGGAAGGACATATATGGGTAAATGTAAAGGTAGATCCAGAATGGAGAGATTTTTGGAGAAATACATATTCCTCAGTAATTCCGGCGTATCATCAAAACAAAGAACACTGGAATTCTATTATATTAGATGGGACAATACCGGATACTGATATTAAACGCATGATTGCAGAAAGTTATGATTTGATATGTAAAAAGAAATAAATAAAATAGTAAGATGGCATCGGTTCAGAAAAGAATCGGTGCTTTTTTCATGCTCGGAGAAATCCGGGCTTTCCTTATGTTTTTTTGGGAGGAGGTGCAGACATGGGAAACAGGATTAAGGGAATTACAGTTGAAATTGGAGGAGATACCACAGGTCTTGATAAAGCATTACGCGGCGTGAATTCTTCAATTACTAAGACACAGTCTGCCCTCAATGATGTAAATAAATTATTGAAACTCGATCCATCAAACACAGTACTAGTGGCACAGAAGCAGCAGTTACTTTCGCAAGCGGTTAGCCAGACAAGTGATAAATTAGAAGCATTGGAATCTGCACAGGAGCAGGTAACGGCAGCTTTTCAAAGAGGGGATATAGGACAGGACAAATATCAGGCATTTCAAAGAGAGGTAGAGGAAACACGAGGAAAGCTGAATCAGTATAAAAATGATTTATCCTCTCTCCAAACGGAACAAGACCGTCTATCTTCCAATACAGCGAGATTGGAAAAATTATTTTCTTCGACAGGAACACAAGTGGATGATTATGCAGATGTTCTTGGAAGTAAATTAGTTTCTGCGATTAAAAATGGAACAGCCAATTCAGATCAAATGAAGACAGCTATCGAGAAAATTGGAAAGTCTGCAACAGGTGGGAAAGCAGATATCCGTCAATTGACTGATGCGCTGGATACGGTTGATGACGGAGAAGCCATCCGTAATTTGATTGAAGAATTAAAGCAGGCAGGGGATGCGGCTCAGGATACCGCCGAAGATGTGGGGCAGATTGCAGAAAATACAAAAGGTGCTGCCTTGATGCAGACCGCAGATCAGCTTTCGGCTGTAGGAGATAAAATTCAGGACATCGGAACAAAAGCAATGGATGCTTATTCGGAAACGGAGAATGCGGTCACAAAAGTAAATGCGTATTTTGGAGAAACCGGACAGGCAGCAGAAGAATCGGCAAATGTTATCAAATCTGTGTATTCAGATGGTGTGGGAGAAAGCATGGACAGCGTGGCAGATGCCGTCATTATGGTAAAAAAGAACTTGGGTGATCTGAGTGAAACAGACCTTACCAATTTAACACAGCAGGCCATTACGTTGGACGAATTGTATGGAATTGATATGAATGAAACGCTTCGTGGTGTGAATTCCTTAATGCAGCAGTATGGTTTAACTGCACAGGAAGCGATGGATTACATCGTAGTTGGTACACAGAATGGCTTGGATAAAACAAATGAGTTAGGAGATAACCTGAGTGAATATGCAGGAAAGTTTTCTCAGGCGGGATATTCGGCATCGGAGTATTTCCAATTGCTGGACAATGGCTTAAAGAACGGTGCGTATAATCTTGATAAGGTAAACGATGCCATCAATGAAGTGACTACCCGTCTTGTGGATGGAACAATTGGAGAGTCCATTGGTTCTTTTTCTACAAAAACACAGGAACTATTTACTTCATGGCAGAATGGAGGAGCAACACAGAAGCAGGTTATTGATTCTATCGTGGCAGACATCGGAAATTGCACGAATCAACAGGAAGCGTTAAACCTTGCTGCTTTAGCATTTGGAACAATGGCGGAAGATGGAAACTTAAAATTCATCACGTCTCTGACATCTGTCGGGAGTACCTATGACAGCGTAAAAGGATCTGCACAGGGGATGTTCGATGCAACAACAACACCAATGCAGCAGATGGAGTCCAATACAAGAAAATTACAGCAGGCATTAGTACCATTAGGAGAAAAACTGGCGGAATTGGCCAATGCAATTCTTCCACCATTGGTATCCGTGATTACCACGATTGGAGGATGGTTTGAGAAATTACCGGGACCGGTTCAGAATTTCGTTATTATTTTAGGAGCATTACTGGCGGCATTCACAGCTCTTACTCCGGTTATTGCAGCTATTTCTGTGGCGATGGGTGCTTTGAATATTTCCATGCTTCCGATCATTGCAGTTATTGCTGCGGTGGCAGCGGCGATTGCCGGAATTATTGCGATTATACAAAATTGGGGTGCAATTACACAATGGTTTGGAGAATTGTGGAATACCATCTGTACCGGAATTGGGGCAATGGTCGATTCCCTAAAAGCATGGTTTTCAAATTTGTGGACACACTTGCAGTCTGTATGGGAAGGAATATGTAATGTGGTACAGACAGCAGTCATGCTACTTGGCTCTATTATTCAGGGAGCGATTGATATTATAACGCTGCCTTTTCGGATGATATGGGAGAACTGTAAAGGAATTGTTTCTTCCGTATGGGAAGGAATCAAATCTGTAGTATCTTCTGCAATCCATGCTGTTTCCAGTACAATCTCATCTGTGATGAGTGCGATAAAAAATGTGATTTCCACGGTGTGGAATGCAATAAGCAGTAAAGTATCGTCTGTCTTAAATACCATTAAAACTACGGTATCGACAGTATTTAATTCCGTGAAATCCGTGGCATCATCGGTATGGAATGGGATTAAATCGGTAATTTCTTCTGTGGTGGATGGTATAAAAAGTAAGGTCAGTTCCGTATTCAATGGTGTGAAAAGCACGATTACGTCTATCTTTAACGGGATTAAAAGTACAGCAACTTCGGTTTGGAACGGGATCAAAGATGCAATTATAAAACCTGTGGAAGCGGCAAAAAATGCGGTAAAAGGAATTATAGATAAAATTACAGGATTCTTTTCCGGTATGAAACTGGAACTTCCTAAAATCAAGCTGCCACATTTTAAGATTTCAGGAAAGTTGTCACTTTCGCCACCGAGTGTACCTCATCTTTCCGTTGATTGGTATAAGGAAGGCGGTATTTTAACGAAGCCCACTGTGTTTGGAATGAATGGAAGCAGTTTAATGGCAGGAGGAGAAGCAGGTAAGGAAGCAGTTCTTCCGTTGAAAGGTTTTTATAATCAGTTAGAGCATATTTTATCAAGCCGGATGAATACGGGGAAAATGGAACAGTATCTTGCCGTAATCGCAAATAACAGCAGTAAGGGCATTTATTTGGAAGATGGAACATTGGTGGGACATCTGCTTCCGGCTATTGATAGTAGCTTAGGAAAAGCACAGAAGTTGAACAGGAGGTTGAGTTTATGATTCCTGATGTGACATTAAATGGAAAATCCATTCGTGAGATGGGATGGATTCGGGAAAATATTGACTTTCCGACACCCCAGTCACAAACAAATACAATCGTTGTTCCGGGAAGAAATTCTCCAATCCGATACACAGAAGCATTAGGAAGGGTATCTTATCAGCCACGGAGTTTTACCATTGTTCTGTCAATACTAGGAACCAGAAAGCAATATGATCAGAAGGTTTCCGAACTCGTGAACCAATATGCTGGAAAGCTGATAAAAGTAATCCGTTCTGAAGAACCCGATGTATATGCGCTTGGGACTGTAGAGTTTGCCCCTGTATATGATCCGCTGCTTAGAAAAGGCACAATTACGTTGGAGTGTACGGATGGAGATTCCTATTTTTACCATGTGAAGGAAAGCGAAGTCGTGATTTCTGGAAGCGGTACGGTTATACTTCAAAACGATTTTATGCCTGTGGTTCCTGTAGTGATCACTACAGGGGAGACCGCATTTTCTTGGAGAATAGGAGAAGATA